TTACTGAAACTATAGTTAATGATGAAGAAGTAGTAAAAAAGGAATTAATAGTTGATAGTTTTCAAGAAAATACTTTAAGTACGTTTTTTGATGTTTATATTAAATACAACGAAGAATACTTAGAAAAATTATACGTTAAATATAAAGAACAACAAGTAGCTAACGCGGTATTACAAATTTTTAAAACAAGAGAAAATTTAGATATATTCAATAAAAAAGCCTTTTATATATTCATAAGAGAAATGGTTGATGCTGATACTACTCTTATAACTAAAGTTATTAAAAAAATGAAACTTTTATATGTAAAACTCTATAATGATTATATTAGAGATGGAGTAGTTCAAAAACTTTAACAAAACCATATTTATACAATATGGACTATAATAAAGAAATATTTAAAGGTAAAACCATAGCTAAGTTGATGGAAGAAGCTTACAAAGATAAAAACGATAAAAGCTCTCAACTTAGATCAATGATTAATCAATTAAAAGATTTAATCAATGATGGGGGTGATGCTGTAATGATGGTTCCATTAATTAAAGAGTATATGGATTTACTCATTAAAAATGATGATACTATCATTAAAATACTTACTATTATACAAAAAATAGAATCAGTAAGTTTAAGAGCACAAGAAGAAAACGGTGGAATGATGTCTGATAAAGACAAAGAACTTTTATTTGCTAGTTTAGAAGATTTAGGAATAAGCAATGCCGGATAATCAGTTATTTAATACTGCTGGTTTTACAACAGCTCCAACTACAATTGGTAATATAGCTGGGGCTAGTGGTTTTACTGGTTTTACAGGTAACACTAGTCAAAGAACTATGGTAAGAGTAACTGGTATTGATCTTAAACTTAATGGAAATATATACTACGAATTTGTAAAAAATAACTATGGTAAATCTGAATTAGATTTTGTTGATACTAGCAAAATAGCTATTCCTAGTACTCCTACTAGTATAAACATGCCTGACGCAGGTGAATATGTAGAAATATATTCTAACTACGATCCAATAGCATCTAGTCAAAATAAAGCAAATCCAACAACTATTGTTTATTGGGATAGTGTTAAAGGACCTTTAAATATTTGGAATGAATTAACAGGATCACAAAAGAATTTAGATCCTACTGTACCAAACCAAGTACAAAATAGTAAAATGACTAATTTAAATCCAATAAATTATACTAATTCATTAAACGGATTTATATGAAATCAGGGGTAAATAGACTACAGGGAAGAAATAGTAATTATATGGATTTTAATCCTGATGGAAGTACTATTCTATCATCAGGTAATACTAGTATTCAAATAAATACTGATAGTGTCCCAACAGCTCCTGTAGTTACTCCTTCAACTCCTAGTACTGTTGTTGTTCCTAATTTATCTAAAACAACAGGAAGTTTTGAAACAGTAGTAGATATTATACCACTTACTAGCTCAATAAATCCTTTAGACATAAGACCTACAGCATCTTTAAATATTGAAGATATATTTGCTATAGAAATACCAGATGAAGAAGAAACATTCACTAATTTATATAATGATAATATTGATATAACATCAGTACAAGTATTTGATTCATTAGATGAAATAAAAACATATACGGAAGAAAATCAAGCTGTTGAAATTTCTTCATTAACCCAATCTTCTTTAAAAACAGGCTCTGGCTTTAAAAATTTAAGAGAATCAGTAAAAAAATTAGATTTAGCTTTTTATAATAAAGTTGTTGAAGTAGCTAAAAAATTAGGAAATGAAAATTTAGTAGATGCTTTATTAGCTACAATGAAACATGAATCTGGATTTAGTACATCCGTATCAGCACCAGGTAATGTAACAAGAGGTCTAATTCAATTTTTCTTTGGTAAAGCTACAACTATAAACATAGGAAATAAAGGTCCATTTACTAGAGGAGATTTATCTAAACAAACTAGAGTACAACAATTAGATTTAGTTTATGAATTTTACAGATATTGGTTTAAAGCTTTAAAAATAACTAACCCTAAATTGGTAGACATATACATAGTAACATTCTTTCCAGCAGCTGTAGGCAAACCAGATAATTATGTATTAAAAACAAAACGATTATCAGCAGAAACAATAGCTGATAAAAATCCAGCTTTTAATAGAATATTACAAAGACCTAGAAAAGAACCTTTAACTATAGCTAAGTTAAAAAAATATTATCAAATTCAAGGATTTCCTATATAAATGAAACAGCAATTAAATATATCATCTGAATATGTTTTTATATCATCATCTGTAGATAATATTGATATAAAGTCTAATAAGAATATAAATACTTATTCTGGTGGTTCTATAATATATCAAACTGGAGATCCTAAAAATAAAAAAAATTCTTATATTATAAATTCTCAAAATATAATTTTAGGGTTAAAATCAAACAATACTATAAAATTAGAAGCAGTTCCAAAATCAGATGAACTAATAAAAATTTTATCTGAAATGTTAGATATAATGAATCAAATAGTAACAACTCCTGATGGAGCAGAAGCAGCATTAGTAGGAGATATTACACTATTAAAAACTAAATTAACTAATATTAAATCAAAAATAACGAAAACTTACTAATGGCTTTAGATATAGAACAAATAAAAAGTTTTCAAGTAGGTAATAAGACTATTACCCAAAGTACTACGACAGTAGTTCCTGGAATTAATCCAACTACAGGTTCTAGTAGCTTACAAAAAACCATTCAGAGTATTAGTCAACTAAGTAGTAAATCTAATGAAATAACAAGTTTTATAAATGATGCTAGTATTGATGGGGGTAATCAACCTTTTAACATATCAAAGTTTGCTCGTGAATTTATTTTCAAATCTCAACAACAAGAACAAGAAGAATCTACTACAGGAAAAGTAACAGACAGTAAACCTATTACAAGAAGAATCAAACAAACTACTAAAAAATTAATAGATAATATTGCTCAAAACTATGTTAGATCAGGTAGATTGTTAAGTATTTTAGAAAAAAATGTAAATAAAATATTAACTCAAAGTAATGTAAATTTTGTAAGTATAGAAAATGGTCAAATAGTAGCTCAACCAATTCAAAGTCAACAAACAAACCAAGCTATTCAAAACATACAAAAAACAATAGATACTTATGTGTTAACAGTAGACAAATATGCTCGACGTGTTTACAATACAGATGAAATTAGAACTGTTGATCAATTAAGAAAAAATTTAAGTTTAAATAAATTAATTCCTCTTTACGATAAAATATTAGCTGTAAAATTAGAAATATTACAAATACAAATTAAAAGAAGAAAAGCTCAAGATTTAATAATAGCTACTAATGCTGCTTATCAAGTACCTGTTCCTAATATTGCTTTAGCAGCAGAATATACCCAAAGAGCAACTCAATATACCGCTAATGAATTAAATAGTTTAGAAGACTTAGCTGAAGCTTATAAAGAATTTGAAAATATAAAAAAACAAATAGTATTTTATGGTGAAAAATACGAAAAAACTAAAAATCAACTTTTAAATATCCAACAAACTATAAATGACTTCCAGTCTCAAATATTTAATAAAGCTTTAACTCAAGCAAATAACCAACTAACTGGATCTTATAATCAACTAACTGGGTCTGTAGTAACAAGAATCAGTAACATAACAGGAAGCACAACAATATAACATAAAATTTTACAATTTAATATTTATACCAATATGAACAGTACAGAAAAATTACTAAAATTAATACAAGAAGTAGTTCGTAAAGAAGTTAGAGCAGCTCTTAAAGAAGAATTAGGTACATCCTCTATTAAAGAAAATTACAATCCAACAATAGAAAACATTAAAAGAACTCCTAAACCAAAACCAACAGGAAATTCAATTCAAGATCTTCTAAATGAAACAGCTTATGAAGGTGAATGGAGAACGTTAGGAGGAGGTACTTTTGATACTCATCAAGCACAAAATTTTGGTTTTCAACAACAATTAATGAACGAATATGGAGGCGGAGCAACTCCTGTAACTAAAGGAATTGAAGGTTTTATTCAACAAAACAACAACGGAGCACAAGACATCAGACAAGTACAAGTAAATAGTGTACCTGATTTTAGTGCTATGATGACTACAATGAAAAACAAAGGATTGTTATAATGATTCCAAATAGACCTATATATTCCTATAATGAACTTACATCATCGTATTCTCGTCAACGAGAAATAGGAATAAGTTTGGAATTCATAACACCTGGAGTTTTTACAAGTACATATACTACAAAACAACAAACCAAAAATCAATTAATAAATTTTATTCTTACAAATCCTGGAGAAAGATTTTTTGATCCTGCTTTTGGAGCTGGAGTAAGAAATTTACTTTTTGAACAAAATACTGATTTTACTAGTTTAGAAGAAAGTTTAAAAGATTTAATTGAAAGATATGTTCAAAATATAATAATAAAAGAATTAACTATCACTCCTAGTAATAGTAATACTGTAAGTATTAATATATTTTATTCTATTAACAATATGTCTGATGAACTTAGTATACAAGTAAATAATGAATTATCTGGAGAACTTATATAATGGCAATACAATATTTAAATAAAGATTTTAATCAACTAAAGCAGGCTTTAGTAAACTATATAAAGAACAACTACCAAAATTACACAGATTTCGGTCCGAGTTCGCCAGGAAATATGTTTACAGATTTGTCAGCATATGTAGGTGACATTTTAAGTTTTTACACCGATACTCAAGTACAAGAAACTTTATTATTAGAAGCAAAAGAATTTAAAAACATACTTCCTATTGCATATAGTTTAGGATATTCACCCAAAGTAACAAAACCCTCTACGGCGGTTCTTGACGTATATCAACTAATACCTTCTGATGCATCATCGGGGTACGTGCCTGATTGGAGGTATACGGTACAAATACCCGAAAACTCGCAAATAGCGAGCACTTCTCAACCCGACATTACATTCTTAACTCAAAATTTAGTAGATTTTAGTTATAGTAGCAGTTTTGATCCTACAGAAGTTAGTGTTTATAGTTATTATTCAAGCACTAGTAATCCAATGTTTTATATTTTAAAAAAACAAGTTGAAGCTATTAGTGGACAGGTTAAAACTCAAAATTTTTCTTTTAGTAACGCTCAACAATTTAATCAAATTACATTAAGTGACACTGATATAATTCAAATTATTGAAGCTGTAGATAGTGATGGAAATACATGGTATGAAGTACCTTATTTAGCTCAAGATACAATTATAGATAAAACATATAATATTAGTGTTTTTGAACCGAACTATTCTCAATATAATGATCAAGCTCCATTTATGTTGAGATTAAAAAAGGTAAATAAAAGATTTACAGCTCAATTTTTAGATGAAACAAATTTACAAGTAAGTTTTGGAGCTGGTACAACAGGAAAAGACAGTGAATTGATTATTCCTAATCCTGATAATGTTGGTTTAGGTATACAAGATGGAATTAGTGCTTTTAATACAGCTTTTGATCCGTCTAACTTTTTCTTTACAAACGAATATGGTCAATCTCCTGTAAATACAACTATTACTTTTACGTATCTTGTTGGTGGTGGAGCTCAAAGTAATGTTCCTGCTAACGACATTAGTCAAAATAGAGTAGTTAATCCCCAAATAGATACTTATGGATTAAGTGATAGTGTTGTTCAAACAGTATTACAATCTGTTAAATTTAACAACAATGTTGGAGCTACTGGAGGAGGACCTGGAGATTCTGTTGAAGAAATAAGATTAAATGCTTTAGCTAATTTTCCTACTCAATTAAGAAACGTTACTAAAAGTGATTACTTAGTAAGAATTCTTAGTATGCCTAGTGAATTTGGATATTTAAGTAAAGCTTATGTAGTTCAAGATTTAAATTTAAATGCTGATAGAGATAACACTCAAAGTTTAGTTAATATGAACCCGTTAGCTTTAAGTGCTTATGTTTTGAGCACAAATACAGAGGGTAAATTAACTACAGCTAATTTAGCAGTAAAACAAAATTTAAAAACATATTTGAATCAATATAAAATGTTAACAGATGCTGTTACAATTAAAGATGCTTTTTATGTTAATATAGGAATTAATTTTGAAATACAAGTATTACAAGGTTTTAACGCACAACAAGTTTTAATTGGGTGTATTGAAGCTTTAAAAGTATTTTTTGACACAAATAAATGGTCTATAAATCAACCTATTATATTAAGCCAAGTAGAAAATTGTATTAGTTGTGCTAATGTAAATGGTGTAGCTGCTGTAAAGAAATTAGAATTTACTAATAAAGCTGGTGGGATTTATAGTCCTTATACATATGACTTACAAGGAGCTACTTTAGGAGGTATTATTTATCCTAGTTTAGATCCTATGATTTTTGAAATTAGATACCCTGACAGTGATATCTTAGGACGAGTTGTTGGGGCTTAATATTTATAATATATGTTTTCTCAATTATTCCCTTCTAAAGACGCAACATTATACTCACTATATCCAGAAACAAATACTGGTTTAGATCCTATATTAGAATTTACTAAGCCAGATCCATATAATGCTTCCAGAATGCTTATTCAGTTTGACCAAACTGAAATAATGGATACATTAAGTAATGTTAGTAGAACATCAACGTCGTCAGGTAGTTGGGAGGCTTATTTGAGAGTATATGCTTCACAAGTAGAAAGTTTACCAACTGTAGTTCCAATACTAGTTAATCCTGTTTCTCAAGAGTGGGATCAAGGAACGGGTCGATTAGCAAACTCACCTACTACAGTAAATGGAGCTAGTTGGTTAGGACCTAAAACTGGAAGTTTTTGGGTTATATCTGGATCAAGAATAACTGGATCTTATTTGTCAGGTTCTGTGGGTGGTGGAGCTTGGTATACGAGTAGTTATGGAACATCATCTATCTCACAGTATACTTCACAAGATTTATACATCAACGTAACTTCTATTATAAGTCAGTGGTCATCTTCTTTAATACCAAATAATGGTTTTATTTTAAGAATTAGTGAATCTGTAGAAAATAATCCAAATTATCAATATATTTTAGATTACTTTAGTAGAGATACAAATACGATTTATCCTCCTTCTTTGTTTTTTTATTGGAAAAATCAAGTCTTTAACCCAGATGTAACTAAACTTCAAACAAATCAAGTCTTTGATGTATCTATTGGAAATAATGATGGAGTTTATTATGCTGAAAGTAACGTTAGATTTACTATTGCTTCGAGAGATAAATACCCTCAACGACAGTTTGTAACTTCTTCACTATATGAATTTAATAAAACTTTACCGTCACAAAGTTTTTATCAGATTATTGATGTGGATACTAACGAAACTATAATACCATTTAATGATCCTGGTACATTAATAAGTGCTAATGGAGCTGGATCATATTTTAACGTAGATATGAGTACACTAGAACCAGAAAGATTTTACACAATACAAGTTAAAGTAGATATTGATGGTAGTACTTATGTAAAAAATGATAGTAATATGAAATTTAAAGTTTCACAAACTATATTCCCATGAGTAAAGTAACAATCTCAACTCAAAAATTAGTCTATAGTAAAGACATTAATATAGTTACTGATACTCAATTTAGTGATTATGTTGCACCTTCTCCGGTTGAACAAATTATTGAAACAATACCTACAGTAGATGGGTTTTTTGAAAACTATGATGTTTTATTTTATCAAATTCCTTTAACTGGTGATAACTCACATACTACTCTTATAGAAAGAAGTAGTGAATATTTAGGTTTAGATTTAAATTTATTATTAGAACAGTTAAATTTTTTACAAGAACAAAACAAATTATTACAACAACAAATAAACGAATTTAACACAAATATATAATGCCAATTGTTATAAACCCTTTATATGACAACCCAAGTATTCTGACTCCACAAGAGCAAAATCTTGTAGCTTCTAAGGAAATGACTAGATTTTTTGGTCTTCCTGAAGATTTTGTACAATTGTTTGTTTATAACAATATAAATACTTTAGTAGGAAATGATCCTACTTTTGATTTTTATAGCGTAACAGAAAACAAAGAAATAAATTTTGATCCTGCTGAAGATATTGAACGATTAGGTTTTAGATTAGGTACATACAGAATGGTTTATAATTTTCTTAGACCATTACTTACACAAAACCCAAATTTAGATTTATTTGTTAAATCTATATCTAGTGATAGAAAAGAAATCAAAATTGCCACTACTACAGATCAAAATATTTTCTTTAGTAATGCTGTAGCATACATTGATCTTATTCAAAATAGAAATTACTTTATTGAGTATTATTTAGATTTTGGTAATAATGTAATATATCCTGCCTTATCAATGGCAGCTGAAAGAGATATTAATGGGAATGTTACTGTAGTAATTAAATTACAAAATCCTCTTCCAGAAACTTTTGTTGTTAATTCCCCTTTAAATGTTGTAGAGAAAATAGTAAATACTCAAGAATATCAAGCTAGTCTTACTAGTGATATAGTTGCATCACAAAATAATTTACCTTCACTTAGAGAAGCTAACTTTAGCTTAGATGTAGATAGTTTTAGAATAGGTTCGAGTGATTATTACAATTACAATCAAATTTTAAATTACACTAGTTCTGAATTCCAGAATTTACTTACCTTCATTAGTAGCAGTAATCCTACTATAAATGTTGATTATAACGATTACGGAAATTTTATTCATTTTGGATCAGCTACTCAACAACTTGAAACATTTCAATATAAGTTAAATCAAATTGAAGCATATAATGCTAATATAATTAGTTTCCCTACTAGCCCTGATGCTATTGTTTATCAACAACAGTTAGATAATGTTATTAAAGGTTTTGACGCGTATGAAAATTTCTTATATTTTGAATCTGGAAGTAAATCTTGGCCTAAATACCCAGGAAATAAACCATATGTAAACTACTCAGTAACAAGTTCTCAAGGAATTGCATGGTATAACTTAAATTATACATCTGCGAGTTATTATGATGAATTTAACAATGATAATTTAATATATGGATTACCTGTTTATTTACAGGAAAGTCCTACTTTTAGTAAAGTAGCTCCTTTTGTTTATTCTATGGGGCAAATGTTTGATGACATTTGGATCTATATTAAGGCAATGACCGATTTATGGAAAGCTGAAAATGGATTAAATCAAGGTATTAGTAAGGACATAGTAGGAGATGCATTACAAAGTTTAGGAATTGCATTATACACAGATGGAGATCAAGACAACATTTATGAGTGGTTGTATGGATCTAATCAATCAGGAACACAAACTTTTGTAACACAAAGTTGGCAGACCGGAATTACAGCATCACAGTATACTTTATCTGGTCAAGATGAAGCAAAAAGTGTATTTAAAAGAATATACGCTAATTTACCTACATTATTAAAAAGTAAAGGAACAGATAGATTTGTTAATTACTTAAATACACTTTATGGTATTCCTGATACTATATTATTCCCTATGGAATTTGGTGGTATAGACAAAACATCTAATACAGCCGAGTATAATTACTCTAAATTTACTTCAGCATTACAATTCCAACCTTTTAAATATAGTTTTGTAGATAATCTTACAACAAGTTCTTATGGCATACAAAATATAGAATTTAGATTTAAACCTACTAGTTTAAATACATCTGATAATCAAACTTTATTAATAGGATCCGATCATATTAACCCATCAACCGCTAATTGGATAATTTATCTACAACCAACTAGTGTAAATGGTTATGATTATGCTAATGTAGTTCTTTGGACTAATACAACAAATGTAACTCAAAGTGTATCAATACCAGCTTTCGTAACAGGAAGTAATAAAGAATACAATTGGTGGAATATAGCTTGGCAAAACGAAGGAACTGGATCTATTTTATACGTAAAAAATGAATTAAATGGTGAAATAGGTTATAATGTTTCTACATCTTATTCTACACCAGTTTATGATAGTACTAACACAAGAATTGAATTAGGAAGTGTAAATCCATTATTTTCAACTACCCTTCCTTCAAATTTATCATTAGGTAGTTGTTATTCTCAATTACAAGAATTAAGAGGATGGTCAATATCTTTAAGTGAATCTGTATTAAATACTCATACTCTTAACCCAGAATCTTACGTAGGTAATACTACAAACGATGCTTATGATAATTTAATATTTAGATTTCCTTTAGGAAAT